CTAACCGCCCATCATGGAACGTTTGGTCGACCTCGGTTCTACCTGCTACCGGTATGACCGTTGAATACGCTGCAATCACCGCTAACACTCTTGCTGTTGGCGTTCAGGACCCAGAGAACGAAGCACTTTCGTTTGGTAACCTAACCATCGACAGCATTTCGACCGCTGTGACCACCTACGGCGGTTACACCACTGTTTCAAAGCAGGCTCTGCTTCGTGGCTCAGTTGACTACGCTGGAATCGCATTTGACGCACTTGCTGTCGCTTACGCCAACGCAACCAACACTGCTGCTAAGGCAAAGATTGCTGCACTTGACTTCACTGGCAAGGTTATGGATCTAGACGGCGGAACCGCTACTTCGGTTATCGAAGGTCTAATCGATGGTGTGAAATACATCAAGGCTAACTCTGGTCTAAACGCCGAGTTTATTCTTTGTGGCCCTGCTGCTTACAAATACTTCATGAAGATTGCCGACACTGCTGGCCGTCCAATCGTGAACGTAAACAGCGACGGTTCAAACACGTTCGCAACTGCTAACAACGACCTAACCGGTTCAATCTGGGGCATCCCAGTAGTTGTTGACCCAACCCTAGGCGACACCCTGGCTTACCTTGCAAACTCACGTGCATTGCTAACCATGGAGTCAAACGGCTCGGGAACCCGACTAACCGCTCAGGATGTCTCAACCTTGACCGACACGCTATCTCTATACGGATTTGCAGCAATTGCTGTTCCGTTTGAGGCTGCAATCGTCAAGCTAGACTTCACCGCTTAGTCCGACAAATGGCTGTAACGATAGAAGAGTTCAGGGCCTACATTGGCACTGATGAAGATAGCACCTTTGTTTCTGAGTGTTTGACCGCTGGTCACGCTTTGGTTACAAAGTTTGTTGGTGATGCAACAGTTCCTGTAACTGTTCACGACAACGCTATTCTCATGGCTTCAAGCGAACTCTTCTATCGTCGCCAGTCGCCCCAAGGTGTCACTCAATTCGCCGCTATGGATGGAACTGCTGTTCGTGCCGCCAAAGACCCTATGAACGCCGCTAGGGAACTCCTACGGCCATACACCGGCTTTGGTTGCTAAATGCCTGTCAACGAGATCACTGCGTCGAGAGCAGAATACGCTCTAGCACTCACTGCACTCGGACTAAAGGTATCGTCATTCATCCCTGAACGAATTGTTCCACCGACCGTTGTAATGTCTCCAGGTAACCCATACCTAGAACCAGTGCTACTTGACAACGATTACCTAATGCGTTTAGAACTAATGGTTATTGCAGCTCACGCTGTAAACGCCAAAGCGTCCGAAATGCTAGACCTAGCCTTAGAGACCATTCTCAACGGCAACCCGGCCTACGTCCGAATTGGTTCAGTAGGCCAACCATATGCTCTACAAACCAACAACGCAGAGTTTTTGGCAGCCAACGTGTCTGTTGATCTCCGCATAACTATCTAAGGACAAGAAATGGCTATTGCTATTCCACGTGTGATCGCACGTAACATTGTGTTCAAGATTGGTGCTGTTTCATACATGCCAGAACTGAACAACGTAGAACTTTCATGGGGAGACGCTCCAGGCGGAATCCAAACCTTCAGCGAAGTCGCTCCTAACCAGGAAGCAACTATTCGTCTATCGGGTTACATGTCAAACGACGCAGACTCTCTCTACCGCCTGCTATGGACTTCCTACGGCTCGGAAGCAACGTTCACCATCACTCCTGGTGGCGGAACCGAAGGAACCGACAACCCTGCCTACACCGGCACAGTTATCTTCAACCAGTTGCCACCACTAGTTCTAGTTGCTGATGAAGATGTTTCGTTCGAGGTTACTCTTCGAGTGAAGAACACCGGACTAGATGTTGCTTCGAAGCTCTTCTACGGTGTAACCATCGACACCACAGCCTAAAATGGCTTCAGGTAAATCCCAAGAAACCCTAAGAATCCCTGATTTGGCTAAATACCAACGGGCTCTTAGGGACTTGGGTGCTACCAATAAAGAACTTGGTCAAGCATCTTATGAAGCAGGAATTATTACTGCACGATCAGTGCAAGCATTTATTCCTGTAAAAACCGGCAAACTACGCAGCACAGTGAAAGCAGGTAAAGCAGGAACCAAGGTTGTTGTCACTATTGGTAATAACACCACTGCTCGTTATGCTGGCCCAATCAACTATGGTTGGCGTGATAACAACATCAAAGGCCGTTACTTTTTACAGATGGCTATCCGTAGAACCAGACAAAGAGTATTAGATACTTATTTGGATGGACTACAAAGACTATTCAACAAATACGAAAGGGATTCAAAATGATGAATGTCAAGATTGAAATTGAGAAGATGAAACTGGGGGAGCAGGAAGAGTTTGAATTGCTTTCTGGTTGCTCGTTGCAGGATTTGATGAAGAAGGGTTTGTCTGGCCGTCGGCTTGCAGCTCTTATCTTTATCTTTGCTCGACGTGAAGATGCAAGCGTTACTTTTGAGCAGTGCCTTGATTTGGACATGGAGCAGGCTACCGACATGATTGCTGATGGTTCTGACCCAAAAGGAAGCAACAACTAAAGAACATGGCTAGGTTTTGCCTGGCAACAGGTTTTACTCCAGATGTTTATTGGGGTTTGACTTTTGAAGAATTGAACGCATTTATGGATGCACTTGAAGAAAGAAATGGCTGATGGCAACTACTCAGATTAAAGCCGAACTGATTGTCAACAACGCTAAATGGCAAGCAGGTTTAGCTAAGGCTAATAAGCAGATGACCGGCTTTGGCAAATCAGTAAAAAACATCTCTCGATCAATAAACGCTGCGTTTGCTTTCATTGGTGTTGCTGCTATTGGCGAAGCTCTGATTGACATGGCTAAAGCGGCTGATGAAGATGCTGCTTCAATGCGTGTGCTAAACAAGGTTTTGGTGAACTCTTGGAAAGCCACTGATGAGCAGACCCGAGCAGTTGACGACTTTATTCAAAGAACTTCTGTTCAGGTCGGTATCCTTGACGATAAACTTCGCCCAGCGTTTGCCAAGATTGCTACAACAATCAAGGACCCGACCAAAGCCATGAAGGTTTTTAGCCTGGCTATTGACGTGGCAACTGGTGTTGGTAAAGACCTAAATGTTGTTTCTTTGGCTATGGCTAAGTTTTTTGGTGGCCAGACAACTGCTTTAGACAAACTTGTTCCAGGTATTAAAGATGCTGGCGACAAAATGGGTTATCTGACTAAAAATTATGTTGGTGCCGGTGAAGCAGGTGCTACTGCGTTTAGCAAGATTGATGTGGCTTTAGAAAACATTAAAGAACAGTTTGGTGCTTATTTACTTCCTTATGCTGAGAAGTTTGCTGAGTTTTTGCAGACTCCTGAAGCACAAGCCGCCATTGACGACTGGGTTCGTAAGTTTGGGCAGTTGTTGCAAATCACTGAAGACATCATCAACGGCATTGTTTACACGCTCTCTACTCCGCAAGAGAAAGCACGTATCCGTTACGAAGAAGCTACTAAAGGTTTCAGGGTTCAAAATGCTTCTCGTAATAAAGCGTTTGGTGGGAACATTCAATCTGCTCAAAAAGAATTGGCTGCCGCTGGCGGTGGAACAACCACTGTAAACATTTATGGTGTGGCTTCGGGTAAGGAAGTTGTAAATGAACTAAAGAAGTTTGCAGGCCAAAAGGGTATGTCTTTAGGAAGATTGCTTAGGTAATGCCTACACGCTCGAGAACTTATCTTCCCACTGACTGGCAGGTGTGGACTTACACACCTGTTGCCGGTAAGTTTCGCCTAAACTTTTCAGTGTTGAACGGAACCGACGTTCTGGGTGCTGTGGGCGATGTTGGTTCACTGCAAGTCTTAGACCTAGCAATAACTAACATTCAAATTGACGACGGCCAACGACCAGAGCAAGGTGTTTTCTTTACCTTCGCACCAGCAACAATGTCTTTGTCTGCTCAAATCATTGACTGGGATGAAACTTTAGTAAAAGAGCTTTACAATGGTAAACAAATCTTTTTGACGTTGAAAAATGAAGCCAGCACTAATCACAGCACTTTTGGTAAAAATACTGTTTTCTTTATTGGACAAATTGATAACTTAGACATCAATGTTGATCCAATCAACCTGGTAACAACCTTGACAATTTCGGCAGTGGATGTTTCTGGTGCGGCCGTAAACGTTCCAGTTTCAGTGTCTAAGGCTATTTCCAAAGGTCTTGCAATTCAAAACGCATTCTTGGCTGCTCAAACTGCTGGGCAGATTTCACCTTATTTAGACTTTGACCTGTTTGCCATTCTTGGCACCAGCTGGGAATTTGGTGGAACTTACACTTCAACCTTTGGCGAGTTAATGACTGAATACATTCAAGGTGAAGTGGCGGAAGCCAATGGATTCTTTTACCAATACAAATCAGGGCCAACCGTTTACATTATTAGAAACTTGTTTGGAAGAACGATTTCAGCCAATTCTGAACTTGGCCGGCTAATACCTGACGACATAACTACAAACATTGTTATTGGGGAAGACGGTGCCAACTTACCAACCGCTTACGATTTATCAAATGCTTCCGCAATTTACTCTTACGGAACATCAA